TTTTAACTCTTGAAGAGTATCATACTGACGTATTAATCTATTTTCACCATCATACATACGCCAATAATACTTATCATTTTTCTTTTTAGCACCTTGACGCTCATACTCATCACCCTTAAACACAGACATTTCTTTACCGACTTCTCGCGCTTTTCGATAATTCTTCTCTATCTTTTTATACGTGTTGTATTGTCTGTATAACTTTATAATTAATACGAGTGACCATATCAACAGTGCAACTAACAAAGCTCTTTTCTGTAAACTTATAATTGGTTTCAAATTATACCAATCTAACCACGCTTTATTAACAAGACTACATTTATATGGTGTACTTTGTTCTGGGAGTCTATATTGAACCTCCCACCACACATAGTAATGATATACATTCTCATCCATATTATCAGCTTCAACTTCTATTATTTCTTCTTTATCATCATCATTACCTTCTCTTTTCTTTTCAATATCTCGTAATATTTTCATTCGTTTTTGTGCATCTTCATGATTCATTTTTCCCATACGTTTATCAACGTTATCAGAATCAAATCTAAAAACAATATAACCTTTACGAACATTAGTATCCATAAAATTACTTATTTTATTCCTATGTTGTTCACATTTATCTTCATACACAAAACTATTACATTTTGAATACACCTCAGAAAACTTATTCTTCTCAATTGCAATATCTTCCATCATGTTTATAAACCCTGCAGGCATTGCTTCACTATCACCATTCGCAATAGCATCTAAATACGCGCCTACATCACTACCCTCAGTAATTACTACTTTCTCTGATATTACGCCCAAATGAATATACGTCCTTGGGTCATCACCATTACTATACTTACTGAGAACACGACGTTTAATACTTGAAAAGAAACTTGCTGCTCCATCACGAACATTACTCGCGATTAATTTTGATTTTTTTACTGCTTCTTGAGCCTTATCTTTCGACTTTTTAAACCAATCAGATATACCATGACGTTGATAATTTGTCTTTGGTACATTTAAATGAAATATATTATTGGTTAAACTAAACCCATGAAGTCCATGACTCAATATCACGAACCTCACTAACATTATACAAAGCCAATAATGGTATTAAAACAAAACTTTTTG